CACTGGTGGGAGAAAGGACCAAAGGGACAAGAATATGAATGCTATGGAGTGAATGATATTGAAGAAATGATGAACCTGTTACAGTAGCAAGATTGCCTTTATAATAATGTTAAGACCATTGGATTTGATTTAGAAGCAGAGCCAGCATATGGGCTAAGGAAAATTAATTCAATGCAACTGGCATTTGACAATAAAGCAATCATATATAATGGATCACAATTGAATGTAGCATAGTACATAGTCTACTCATGGTTCGGATTATGGAACATTAAAACAATAGTATGGGACAATCAGTTGGATGGAATATATGCAAATAATTTAGACCTGCAACAACACCCATACATTGTGTAATCCAAATCAGCAAAGATGAGTCTGGCTGATGCCTTGTCAATGGTATATAACACTGAATACAAATTGGCAGTAAGTAGAGATAGGAAGTTAAAATTTTATACTGAGTACACAGATTACAAGATCACTGATGAACATAGGTCTTATGGTGTGAGAGATGCCATATCCTGTCTCGAATTGCACAAGGATATAATGATAAGAAATATATCATCAGCACAATTTTATCAAACAAGAATTGGGAGAGTCGACTGTACCACAAAAGTTAAAGAGCATAATCAATCTGTTTACAAATGGTGCCCATATGGAAATGAATAAGCTACTCCATTAGCAGCAGTCATTGCAAAAGCCAGGAAGGACTAACATGACGAGAATTTGATATTTGTAGATGTTGGGGCTGGAGATAATGGTACATCATGTGTTAGAGCATGTGTCACATCTTGGATGGCATCTTGGGAGGGAGTAGGCATTATGCAAAATCATTCAAATGATATAATGAGAGAATGGCTTAAGAACAGTGTGCAATCAGAGTTGATAGCTGAAACAGGCTCCTCTGCATCATAACTAGCTTTATTTGCCAAGCTGAATAAGATCAACCTGCACTTATATACAACAGACACACCATCTGGCACCTATGATCTCAAGATGATGAAAAATGTGGGTAGACCTTTAATAATGTTAGCACACCATGGACATGCATACTTAGGAGTAGTATTCAATCAACCAGGGAGAGACACTTGCATGCAGGGCAATAGACAATTACCATGGGATTGTCATTGTGGCAGATGTGTGCAATTACCAGTGCAACACATCAAGAATGAAAAGAGGTTGGGAGTTAAGTGTGAAGTGTGCACATATAGCTAGACTGAAAGATAATTTAATGATTTTGAGGAAATTAACAAAGAAAGGATTAAGAGGTTTAGAGAACCATAATTAGTATCATGGAGACAATAATCCACAACATATGAAGAAGATGCTATTAGAATAAGAGGGATGACACTAGATGATGGGTTCGATGACATAGATAATTGGCTAGTATACTTAGACCAGAAGAAACCTGAGAGGCAGTCAATGGTATTATATGACAGTAAATTAGACACTAGAGTGCTCACATCAAAATGCCATGGCACTGTAGACAACATAGTGGCAGATGAGGGATAGATACTCATGAAATACAAACCTTAATCATGTGACGCCATGACTTCAAAGTATACTCAGATAGGACCAATTGTGGAAGGCAAGTATATGGAAACAATGTGTAACTGTGTTGACAATATGACATTTGCAGCCACTTAAAGAACAATCAAGACAAAAGCAGTAGTGACTAGGGAAGTTAAGAGGTTTGTCAAATTTGCCATCAAGAGAATAAGGAAAGAGTTCAAACCTAAAGGATTTGATGGCCTAGGTAGGATAGATCTTTGTGATAAAGCTATAGAATTAGTGAGATCATCAAACAAGACTAAAAGTGTCAAAGACAGGATCGTGGAAGGTCTAGAATTTGTGAAAGAAAATGGATTAGACACAATAACAAACACTGAGTCATTCATTAAGAAAGAGATTACCATGTCAGATGGATGGGCAAGGATGATCTCAGCAAGATAAGAAATAGTCAGATCTTTATCAGCAGTAATTTATTAGGAAGTTGAAGATCAAGTGTACCAGAATCCACATTTCATCAAGAAGATGAATGACGATAAGATCACTATGGCACTCAGAGACAAAGCCAAGCAATTTAATTATGCAGTATGTCTAGATGTGTCATGCTATGACTCAGCATAGAAAGATGAGATCTGGTAAATAGAGAGAGAGTTATTCAAACACATAGTGGGGGAGAAAGCATGCTAGCTTTGGGAAGCTATAGCACTCAACAATAATTACATTAAAACCAGGATGATGATACTACTGACAAAAACCACTAGAAACAGTGGAGAGCAGACTACATCTTTGACTAATACATACCTATAATACCTACTTTAGAAATATGTAGCAAAGAAGCTAGGTATGAAGAAGTCTTAGTGGTGGTGCTTTGTAGAAGGAGATGATGTTATCACATTCCTGATGTAATTAAATGACTATGTGGAGAAAGCAACTGAGATTTATAAAAGTTTGGGATTCATGACAACTGTAGAACATGAAGGTACACCTGATGGAGCAACATTTGTCAAAATAGTCCTGAGAAGCACAGAAGGAGACTACTCAGTGTTCAGGAGAATAGACCATGCCTTATTGAAAATGGGATGGACAAAACATGCAGTCAAGACTAAATGCACAAAGACGGCTGTAGGATTGATGAGAAGTAAAATTTTATCACTTAAAGCCATGTATTTGTACAGTGAGTCTGTACAGAGATTAGTTTAAGTCATGTTGAGCTAATTACCATCAAAATATAGAAATATCAGAGAAGATATCAATTGGGGCCGAGATGTGGTGATGACGGATGATCATTACTTTGACTAACAATATGGTCATGACATTAATCGAATAACACAATGGATAAGTGAGAAAGGATTATACACAGCCATTTAAGCCTAAGATTACCCATCTATATTCAATATGGAGGAACCAGTAGCAAGGAAGAACCCAGGATTTTAGTTCAAACTGCCACAAAGAATTACACCTATGGATGTGGCATTATAGGGAATCAGAGTATTGGGTAAATAAAAATACCTTATGGAATAAATCACCACTGATGCTGCAAATGCAGTGTCAACAGCAAAGAGCTTAGATGACTTGAAGAAAGTATCTGGAGTTGGTACTGTCATTGTAGATGGCATGACTGTACCAGTCTATGTCTTATTTAAAGCAGCCTAATTATTAGACCTACCATAACACTTATTACCATTTGCTGAAAAAGGTGTTCTAGTGC